GGAAAGAAGTATGAATTTATTACGTCCCATACTTGCAGACGTTCCGGCGCAACCAATATGTATCTTTCCGGCATTGATGTAAAATTCATTCAGGATATTTTGGGACATTCAAAAGTAGAACAGACGCTCAAGTATATCAAAGTGTCCGCTGAGGAAAACGCCAAACGATTACAAAATCATCCTTATTTTACAGGAGAGATTTAATATTTACATAACTTAATCTTTTGGAAAATTGAATCATTTTATATTAATTATTTACCAAACAACCGTTTAATCAATTCCGAATTATAGTTGATTGCATTGGCTTCTTCTTCGTTCAATGGACGAGGGATGATTAATTTTATTAGCTCCGTCATGCAGCGAACATAATCTTTATCGTCTAATGATTTTAACCTTTTTATATAGCTATCTATATCATTAGTAACTTCTTCAACTATTATCTCTTTAACGGATGCAGATAGTTTGTTTTTCGTTCCAACCGGCTTTCCTGTCGGATTATTGCTTACTCCATTTTGCGAACCTCTTGGCATGATTAGATAAATTCTAATATTTTCTAATTAACCGCAAAAGAAACACATATTATATTAATACAAAAACCTTTTATAAAGAAGTTATCTACATAGCTTCATTTTTTCATTTCAACAACTTAAAAACGGTATTCTATTTTGTTTTTTTGTGGAAAAAATTGAAATAATATGGCATTATCAGCTGGACAATATGCCTCAATGGCAGAAGGTACAATCGGAATCAATGCGAGCATTTATGGAGCGGTAAATGCAGGCAAGAAACGCAAGCAAATGGAGCAGTATCTTAATCAACAGGATGCTGAAAATAAGGCTTGGTATAATGAGAATGCGTTGTCGGACTACACGCAGCGAGCGGATACTCAGAATTTGATGCGTCAGCTTCGGAATACATTAGACAGGCAAAATCAGATTGCCTCAAACACGGCTGTTATTACCGGAGCGACGCCTGAGCAGCAGGCAGTTCAGAAAGAGCAGAGCAATAAGGTTGTTGCAGACACATACAGCAATATCGGAGCAATGGGACAAAAATATAAGGATTCTATAACTAACCGGTATCTCGCAATAAGAAGTAACATTGCCAATCAACGAATGGGAATGTGGGGCGATCAGGCAAATAATTATGAAAATCTTATGAATACCGGACTTCAAACAATCGGTGATTCTGTTAGGAATTTCGCAGGTGGCGGCGGTGGCGGCGGCGATGGCGGCGGAGGAATGGGCGGAATGGATTTTTCATCAATGATGGGCGGAATGGGCGGCGGTGGCGGTGGTGGTTGATATTGCTATTCTTCAAATATCCCCTATAATACATAACAATAAGCAGCAAACAATATGACAACATATACAACACAAGATAATCTCTATGATGATGATTACAAACAATATGATGAATCGGAACAAGATAATCAAGACGAAACAATTCAACCGGCAGCTCAAAATAGTGGTCAAGTAAATACAATTCAGCCTGCGATAACTCAAAATAACAGTTCGCGACTAACAACTAGGCAATCAACTGTTCCGCAAGGTATCAATGAAAAGATTCCTGTTTCTACTCCTCAAATTACTAAAACATCAACAGGGCAAGATCTGAATGAGATTCCGCAACTATCAAAAGCGGATATGGATAAAGTAAGACAGGGAGTAAGCGTTTGGGATATTATAGACAAACTTTACAAGCCGAAATCAGTTGATGAAAAAACGTTGGACAAGAATCGAATGCTTGGAGCTATTGGAGACAGTATAATGCTACTTGGAAAGATGTTTGCTGTTTCAAAAGGCGCTCATATTCGTCCGGATGACCCGAAAAATTCATTAACCAATTACTTTTTGAAAAATGAAAAAGAGTTGAGAGACGCCTACGAAAAACATTTAGACGCCTACAATAAAATTAGATTTAGTACTGCGATGGATGAGCTTAAACGTCGGCAGCAAGAACAGGCTGCACAGGCGAAACAAAAGGCAGATCAAGATTGGAAAACCAAAGAAGCAAAAGATAAGCGAGATTTCGATACCGCACAGAATGCTGCGAATAGACAATCGAGAGAAACTATTGCAGCAAATGAAGAAACCGGAAGAAATAACAGAGCTGACAAGAGCTTAGCAGAACAAACACAGTATCACAAAACAAGAAATGCAATTGCATGGACAGAAGCTAACAAGAAAAATAGCGGAGGAGGAAGCGGAAATACAAAAGGAGGAACAGGAAATAACAAGGAAAATTATTATAAAATAGTCGGAGATGCTTTAAAGAATCAATTGTTTTTAGATAGTTTGCCCGATTCGTATTTTGATGTAAAAATAGAAACTATTAACGGAAAAAGACAGAAAGTGCGAACTCCAAAAGTGGATAATCATATTTTAGCAGAACAATATAAAGATTATCTGCAAAACAATCAACAGTCGGATGAAAATAATTATCCGGCGACAGCAACAACACAAGTAACACCTGCTGTTACGCAATCACAAGCCGATTCAATAAAAAAAATAGTAGGAAAATATTCAAATGATGATGATTCTGCAATACGGGAAATAGGAACTTATTTGAAAAATGAAGGATATTCAAAAGAAGAAGTTGGGGCAATCATAAAATCTTTACAATAATGCCGTTGAATTTAAAAAATCTCAATATAAAGCCGGACGATGCAAGCAAAATTAATCAATCGAAAGTTGATTCTATTTTAGATGAAATATATTCGACGCCTGATTCTGCCAAACAACGACAATCTCAGACTACGCCAAAATCTTTCGACGCAGGAAGCGGATACACAGGGAAAATTGACCAACACGGAGATACTACTTACGTTTCGCCGAGCGGAACTGTTTCGAGCGATTTGCCTTACGAGGCTCAACAAAAATATGCGGTTGAAAACAATAATCAAACCGTTCAGCCGAAAAATTATGTTGAGTTGCCACAGGAAAATGAAACACAGAAACCGATAAACAGAGTAGATGAAGCAGCTGCTCAAGGTTTTAAAGATTTATGGCAGGAAGCAAGAATATATACTGCCGACAACGCCAATTTGATTACAGGAAGCCAAAAAGATGCATCAAAAGCAATTGAATTATTGAATCAATCCAATCAAAAAGGAATAGATTTGAAAGGTCTATCTCCCTTTCAGATGAAACAGGCTTTTGAATTGAATGATTTTAAAAAATCGGACGAAGAATATAAAAAAGAAATGGACGAATGGAAGAGCGAACATCCATTTCTTAATATGCTAAATCAAGTTATTCCCTATGTTGGTCAGCCAATTAACAAAAACCCGCATCCTGTACGCGAAGATGGCGGATTAGGTGGTGTACTTGATTTTTCTGAATATAGGAACGAGGCTCCATACCGTTTAATACAGGAAGCCCTTAAAACCGATAATCCTCAAGCATATCTCGAAGAAAAAGCCAAACAGCAATCGTGGGGAGATAAAACTGAGGAAGATGCTATGAAAAAATTAGCAGAAGACAAACCGGTAGAAGGCGTTGGCGGTTATGTTGGAGGTCTTATTCCGGTTGTAGCTTCAATGGTTCCTGCGGCGGCAGCATCATTATTTCCCGCTACGAGACCTCTTGCGCAATCATTGGGCGAATTAATGATTGGGGCGCAATCATACGCCGGAGGAGGTGAAGCTATTGCAAACATGAGAAATTACGCTGCGCAAAAGGGGATTAATGTTTCAGAAGGCGATGTATTAAAACAAGGACTTTTATCATCTATTCTAAATGAAGGTTTGATGCATATACCCTTAGATAAGATTTTGTCTGGAGCGGGTAGTTTAATCGGGAAAAAAGTGACAGGACAAATAGCGGATGAACTGGCTGCTAATCCTACTGCAGCAAAGGAAGCGCAGGATTTTTTTGATAAGGCTGCAGAATGGTTGAAATCTGCTCCAAAAGCTCAAGCGACGAAATTCACCAAAGACGCTTTAGCGAGCGGTGGCGCAATGGCAACATTAAACGCCGGAAATTCATTACTTCCAATGCTTTATGAAAAGAGAGAAGATTATCATCATTTTTGGGATGTTATGAAAAATGCAAGTGAAGGCATGGTTACAGGAATATTGATGCATTCCATACTAAGCGTAGCGCCTAAACTTATCAATAATGTTGCACAGAATAACCGCCGTATTAAGCAGGGAAATGTTATTTTAGCCGATGCCGGAGATCATGGGGTTGTCGAGGTGTTAGGCGTAGATAATGATAACGTAAGGATATTAAAAAACGATGGTACAGAAAAAAATATTCCCAAAAATGAAATCAACAAATCATACGTAGTCCCATGGCAAGAATTTAAGGAATATGCCAACGCTTATAAAGCGGGAAGCGCAGGAAAAGCGAAAGCCGCCGCCGATGCCAATATTCAAAACGCAGCCGAAGGAGCCGTCGCCGCCGTCAATGAAAACGTCAATCCCGATATGGGAGGAACAGTAAAAGCCAAGATAGGCGGAACTGAAAGGCAGATAACAAAAGGAAAGATTGTTACTAATGAAGACGGCAGCATCAATCAGGAACAATCCGATCCGCAGGTATATTACAAAGATGATGAAGGAAATACCCAAATAGCTCCAATTGCCCATGTCGAAGAGCTTACGCAAAACACGCCGCAAAAGGAAGCGATTGGTCAGGAAGTTGATAACAGGACAAAGCCATTGATTGCTCAACAGGAGAATGATGAGGTTCGCGAGTACAATGCTGGAGAGAATGTACGATTCAACACACCTGACGGAAATTCTTCCATGTCAGGACAAATACAGGGAAAGGACAATAACGGAAATTATATTATTACCGTTGAAGGTTTTCAGCAACCGGCAATAGTTGAGCCAAGACAGATTATTAATGAGGATAACCTGAAAGGAGTTGATAATGGATCTATTGTGGAATATACCGATAATGGAGTCAAGAAACAGGGAACGGTACAAGACGCCTATGGCTTACGTTCGCAAGGATTGATTGATATTGACGGCGATGTGGTTCCGGTTGAGAGTGTTATTGGGTTGTACAATCCCGAAGAGGCAAGCAGTAAGCCCAACGAAACCCCGGCAAATACAGAAACAGGCGCAAGCCCTCAAAATGAATATGAGACAAAGAAAGCGGATATTGAGAGAAGAAGGCAGGAGGAATTAAATGAACGAGGCGGGGCTATTACAGTTAAGCAAAAAATATTTGAAGGTCTTGATGATAACAATAGACCATATCAAGTAAGAATAGAATACAAGAAAGATGGTAGAAGGTTATTACAAGTTGAAGGACAAAGAATACAGGATAATGTACCTAATTGGGTAACGATTAATACCTTTGATGGAAAAGGACAAAAATCTCTTCCGGACAGTAAATTATATGAAGGAATATTATACGGTGATACTAAAGTCATAAGTGAAAAAAATGTAAATAGCTCAATAGAAAAGAAAATCAACGCCAAATACGACGCCGAATTGTCGGCATTGGAGCAGTCGAGGCAGGCAGGCGAAGCAAAACCGGAAGCAACAGCCGAGCCGAGCCAAAATTCTATTGAGAATGTAGCTCAGGATTTAACTCAGAAATATGGACAGCCGAAGATTGGAACCGTTCTATCCGGCGGTGGAGTGAGAGAAGGGAAAGCGGGCGATGATGTCATGTATTTTGAGCATGAAGGCAAAAGATATGTTATTCCGAATCCCAATACTCCATACGACAAATTTGACGCTAACAAAGATACATTCGATACGCAATTTAATCGTGAAACTCGCGGCGATGTCAGTTCGGGATTAGACCATATCGAGGTAACTCCGGCGGTTGTTGATGCCAACACTAACCAAATCATAAGCAAAGGGACCTACACGCTGCATTTTAAGGAAGGAAATACAGGAGAGAGCGCGGCTCCGGAAACGACAGCGAGCGGGGAAGTGACAAATCCTGCAAATGAATCGGCAACCGAAAGCAATAATGCCGAACAGGAAAAGGCTGATTTTTATGATTCTTTACCTAAAAACAAGAGCGGCGAAGTGGACGAAAAGGCGCTCACGCCCGAACAGCATGTACGATATGCCGAATATGAAGTTGGTAAAGACGGCGCGTATTCTATAGCGAAAGACCAATATGATGATTTGCAAAAGAAAATTGACAGGATAACGAAACAACCTAAAACCGTAGCTAATATCAAAACTATCGGCGAACTGAAAGAAAGACAGTCGGGATATGAAAAGTATATGTCTGATTACGATGCGGAAAAAGCACAGGGGGCGGCGAAAACATCAGAGGAGGAAAAGACAGGTTCGGAAGAGAAACCCGTAAACGAAAAAGGAATTGAAAAAGCTGAACGCGAGGGCGGGCAAATCCTCATACTTTCTCCCGATAAAGGGTCGGCAGCAGCCCTTTCTGCTCTTCCATCCAACTCTCTTTCTACCGACAAAAGTACAGCAAATAATTCTGATTCGCAAGAATCTTCGGGAAAAAATTTTGTTTCGGAACATGAAGAAAAGCCTTTGACGAGAGTTGAAGGCTTGGGAATGGGACAGAATCAGGCAAAAGGGGTTTATGTTTCCTACGAAACGGATAATGAAGGCAAGCCGGCTAATCGTTACGAAACCGAAGATAATAAAGCTAAACCGGTTGAGGTTTCGATGCACAATCCGATAACGTTCGACCAAAATCAGGATGAGTTTGCAAAGTTTCGGCAACAAACGCTATTGGACAGATTGGATGATTTCAAGGCGAGCGATTTCAGTTACATAAACGAAGGGGAAGTTCCGACTGTTGATAATCTAAATGAACAGGGCATTGACCGATTAGCCGGTTTTGTTACGGAAGAATTGCAAAAACAGGGACATGACGGTATTGTTTTTGGCGGCGAGGGCGAGCATGAGATTGTTGTTTTCGACAAGAATAATGTGAGAGAAAAAACGGCAACAGGGGAAAAACCTAAAGCCGATACTGGTGTAAAATCGAAACCGGAAACGAGAAAAACAAAGTCGGCAACGCCATTTCAAAAGCGTTTGGATACTGTTAAGAGAAGTATAGAATCTTTGAATGACGATGCTTTATATAACGAGGATGCTATAGAAAACGAAATATTATATGGAATAGCCAGCGGACGTTATAAATTCAAATGGAGAGATAGCGGGATACAAACCGAAAAAGATAAAGGAACATCAACCGGAACTGCCAGAGAACTTGGCTTCTTAAATAAAGAAGGCGAAAGAAAGAGCAGGATAAGTATTCTATCCAAAGACGGATACACTCCAAATTCGTTGGCTCATGAGTTATGGGAAAGAAGCGGAGGAGCGGTAGATACTCAAACGATTCGTAATAAAGTAATTGACATACTTAATTCTGTAAATTCAAGAAAAGACGCTTTGGAAATGTTGGAATCCAAAAAAGGAATTTCCGAAGAAGAATATTATGCGAGGTTACAGGAAGAGAGCGAGATTGAGCAACAAATAAGAAATGAGGAAGAATCTCAAAATAACGAAATACAACAACAATTAGTTCAAGAAGATTTAGTATCTTTGCTCAATGAAGCGGAGAAACTTGGCGTTCCCAAATCGGAATTAGATAATACGCATACATTCAATGATATAATAGATTTAATAGAACAACACAACGATGAAATACAGCGAAGAAGAACGAGTAGACATACTGAACAGAATGAAGTTTCTGAAAGCAAAGGAAATAAGACAGAACCAACTGAAGGAACAACTGGCGAAGGAAACCGATCCGCAGAAGATACAGGAACTGAAGGAAAGGATACGGATAGGAAGTTACATCGAGTACGACCAAATCAAACAGCGGGAGGAGAAGGAAAAGAACAAGACTTAACCCCGCTCCAGCAAAAAAATGTAGAAGCAACAGCGGCTCAATCACAACTCGATATTGAACCAGAAAAATCCCCGCAGGAAAAACTTGACGAGGTAGGCGGCGATTTGCTTGCCCATGCCCAAAGAGAAGCCAAGAGCGCAGAAATAAAATCGGAGGAGGAGAAAGTAGATACCAATCCTTCGGAAGCGCAGAAAGAAGCCGGTAATTATCAAAAGGGACATGTGAAAGTTCAGGGCTTTGATATTTCGATTGAAAATCCGAAGGGTTCGGAGCGTTCCGGCACGGATGAAAACGGCGAGGCATGGAGCCAAGAAATGAAAAACAGCTATGGCTATATTCGTGGAACGGAAGGAAAAGACGGCGACCATATAGATGTGTTTCTTGGCGATAATTCGGCGAGCAAAAAAGTATTTGTCGTTGACCAAAACAGACCGAGCGACGGGAAATTCGATGAGCATAAAGTGATGTTGGGATTTAATTCGATCGAAGAAGCCCGCGATGCTTATCTATCGAATTACGAAGACGGCTGGAAAGGATTGAGAAACATTACCGAAACCACCGTTGATGATTTTAGCAAGTGGGCTAATAAGGACGGCGCGAGGACTAAACCATTTGCAGAGTACAGGGATAATCAAAAGGAAACTCCCGATGATGTTCGCTTGCAAACCGGCAAAGAGAACGCCCCCTCCCCTATCACCAAAGAACAGGGCGACGCTTTGATTGAGCGGTTGAAAGCCAAAGGATTGACAAAGGATGTGATTCTTTACGACGGCGAGAATGACGAGCAAATAAAGGAATTTGCGGACAGAAAAGAGTTTAAAGATAAGAACGGAACGGTTTACGGATTTGCTACCGGCGACGGTCGCGTTTTTATTGACAGGACTAAACTCAACGCCAACACTCCCATACACGAATTTGGTCACTTGTATTGGAATGTGATGCCTGCGGAAATGAAAGCAAAAATTACGGAGCTTTTGAAACAAACGCCGAAATGGAAAGAACTTGAGGACAATCCGGCGTATTCTCATTTGAAAACCGACGACCAAAAGGCAGATGAGATTTTCAATACGATTCTTGGCAACGAGGGCGAAAGCAGTCAAAAGGTGCAGGAAATTATAGGCAACGATGTTAAGCTGACAGACAAAATAAAGAGCGCTATCAACGATGTTTGGGAATGGGTTAAAGCAAATATATTCCAAAATGCTGACGCTAAAATTAATCAGTTTGCAAAAAAGACGCTTGGGGAATTGTTGAATGGCAAACCCGTTTATAAAGAAGGCGGGGATGTGTTGGATTTTAACAGGCGCATGATTGATTGGAGAAACAATAATTCTGACAATAGAGAAAATAACGGCTCTTTTACACCAGACCCAAAAACCATAATGCTACGACAGGCAAAAAGCGTTTCGGAAGCGCAGGAATTGATTAAGCCATTGGCAAATAAACCTATGACTAATGATAAGTTGGGGATGACCGCAACACTCTCTAAAAAGAATATAGGAAAATTAGGGAGTGAAATAGCAACCAAAAAATCTATATCTTCAGAATTGCATGCTAAAGCAATTGTTAATATAGATACACTTTTTAAGAATGCCGAATTTGACGTAACGCATCCAGATACAAAAGGAAGACCTGAAATAACACAAACGCATAGGTTAGGTAGTTTAATGTATGATGAAAAAACAGGCGAATATGTTCCTGTAATGATTACAGCACTTGAACATAACGACGGAAATGGTAATAAAATATATTCAATTGAAGCCGTTGATGTAGAGGCACAAAAAAAATCCACAGGGCAGTTGTCGGACGGAAAAAATAACCCTCACGACCCGATTGCGGATTTCAATGCAAAGATACAACAATTAATTGAAGATACAAAGAATAACAAAAAAAATGAAAATAATGTCCGATTTCATGCAGCGCCAGACAATCAAACGAAGGATACCGAAGAATACCGGAAAGAACTTGATAAGAAGATAAAAAATGTTGCTTTTCGTTTACGCGAAGCATGGGAAGATCAGTATCTCGCAGTGAGAGAATTTTTGGATGTATTGCGTAAAGCCGGAACAGACATAAAGGACTACAATGATTTTTATTTACAGGCTACGCTCCTGCAAGGGAAAAACGACGCGCAGCTCGAACATTATAACGAGCATTTTCAAAAACCTTTGAATGAATCTATAAACGCTTTATTGAAAAAAGGATTTTCTCAGCGTGATGTTGAGAACTATGCTATTCTAAAGCATGGATTGGAACGCAATGAGTATATGCGTCAAAAAGATATTGCAGAAGAAAAAAATCCGAGAGATGATTACGCCGGTGTTTCAACTGTTGAAAAAGAGGCAGGCATGCTTGCTCAACAATTCATAGACAATTTTGAACAGAAAGCGGGAAAAACTGCAATTGACGATTTTTGGAAAAAAACTAATGCAGCAACCGATTTTGCTTTACGAAAACAAATGGAAGGCGGAAATATTGGAAAGGATATTTACGACGAACTAAAAAACAGATATAAGTATTATGTTCCCTTGCGTGGTCACGACGCTGACACAGCGGAAGACCGTTGGAATTACTTTCCCGATACGGGTACTTATTTTTCAAATCCTATAATGACAGCCGAAGGACGCGTGAGCCGTTCTGAAACTCCATTTGCCTTTATTGCACAAATGGCTCAAAGCGCGATTAATTCAGCAAATAAAAATACGCTTAATCAAACCATGTTGCGACTTGCACGTCAGGATAAAACAGGACTGCTTACAGCAAATAAAACATGGTATATTAACGGAGTTCCACAAGAGGCTGAATATTCGGAAAATGCCGATATTTACCGACAGAACATCGAGGATTTTGAAAAGAAGATGTTAGACTTGCAATCAAAAGGATTAGCAGAGCAAAAACGCGGAAAATTGGATATAGGCGATATGTTTATCAAACCGTCGCAAGAAGGACAACACGCTATTCGCGTAAGGCAAAACGGACAGGAATATACTGTATATATTAATGGAAATCCGGCTGTCAGCCGCGCAATTAATGGGCTAAATATTGTAAAACAAAATGATGTAAATGCCATAGCGAAATTAACTCGCGGAATGGCTCAGATGTTTACGTCAAAAAACCCGCTGTTTTGGATGACTAATTTTTCAAGGGATTATCATTTTGCTACCTCGATGCTAAGCGCAAAAGAAGGAGTAGGATACATGCTTAAATTTCAGAAGAATATTCCGGCGTCTTTTCAGGCTCTACAGCGTCATCTGAGAGGAAAGGGCGATATGACCAAAAAAGAGGACAGGTATTTATCAGAATACATTATGAATGGCGGAAAAACCGGTTTTTCACATCTTATCGAACTTAATAAAATACAAAAACAGGTCGAGCATGATATTAAGAAAGGAAACAAAAAAAATATGCTTAATAACATGACCGAAGCAATTGAAGGCGTGAATGACCTGATTGAAAACATGACGCGGTTTTCGACATATATTACAAGCCGCGATGCAGGAAGAAGCGTTATCAAGTCTGTGTCGGACGCTAAAGAGGTAACTGTAAACTTCAATCGAAAAGGAGCCGGCGGTATGGGCGCTAATTGGATTCGTCCATTATATGTCTTTACTAATGCAGGGGTGCAGGGAATGTCGAATTTCTCAAGAACATTCAGAGAGCATCCCGGAAAAATGACTGCGCTAATACTTACTCATGCTTTTACCGGAGCGGTTTTGTGTCCTATGATTGCCGCCATTGCGGGTGGTGAAGACGGCGAAAAAGAATATTGGAATTTATCGGACTATGACAGGCAGAATTACCTTTGTATTTACGCGGGAAAAGGATTTATCAAAATACCGCTTGCTCAGGAATTACGGGTATTTCATGGATTGGGAGATAATATGGCTCAAGCAGTCTTGGGGAAAAAAGATGGAGGAACAGCCTTTCTTGACGCTTTGAGCAATTTTGCCGATTTGATACCGACAGATCCTGCCGGAGCAGCAACAGCAACATTCAGCAGTTATAAAAACGTCGGTCTTGGACAAGCTGCAAAAATTGCGATAGCAACTTTATCTCCGGACTTTATAAAACCGATTACACAATTAGCGGCTAACCGTAATTTCATGGGAGGACAGATTTATAAGGAAAATCAAAAAGCATATCGTCCCGGATATATGAAAGTTCGCACCAATAAAAAAGGAGAGGCATACGTTCCTCTTTGGCTGGTTGATTTTGCAAAAGCTACCGATAATTTTACCGGAGGAGACGGCGTAGAAGGTGGATTGATAAGTTTGAATCCCGATATGGTACAGCATTTTGTAAAGGGTTATGCGGGTGGAATTTATGATTTGTTTTCCAACGGAATTGAAGCGGCATATAAAGCATCTAAAGGGGAGAATATTGAAATAAGAGATACTCCGATTAAGCGGTTTTATACTTCTGCGGACGATACCGAAAAAATGAATCAGGGAATGAATGCAAAGTATTACGATATAGCAAAAGAAGTTGATACCAATTTATCCAAAGCGAAAGATTATGAGAATGCTGTAGATAATGGAACAATGGATCCGCTAACTTTCAGTGATAAACTACAGAAATTAAATTATGAAAAAAGTTTGATTATTAACGAATATGTGAAAGATATTAAAGACATTGAAAAACAATTGCCCGAATTGGATGAAGAAGGACAAAACGAAGCTGAAAACGATATAATTGGCTTGAAACAACAAGTGATTGAGTTGAACGATGATAAAGGACAATGATGTGGTTATTTATTTTTCGTTTTTATTGTTTATTATTAATCCATAAATAGAATATCCAATTATTATCGTATTAGATATAATTGATGTAATATAACTTGTATTCCAATTAATTAAACTTATTGTTATTATGATAACTCCTATTACCAAAAACAACAATAAAACTATTTTTTCAACAATGTTTTTTTTATATGGAGCAATTCTGGTTGAAATTTCCACTGTAAAAATAAAGCCAAGTATCGTGCTGACAACTAATATAATCGAATCTAATAAGCTCCCTTTTTCTACATTTACTGAAATATATCTAAATGACCATTTTCCAATAGCATATGAAATCCAATACATAGCAATAAAAATAAGAGGAATAGATAAAGGAAGTACTATCCACCGTAAAATAATTTTTATTTTTTCTTTTTTCATCTCATTAGAATTTACACCGCAAAAGTATAAAATTTTTTAATAAATATTTGTATAAATAAAAATTTATTCATATTTTTGCAGTGTCTAAGGTTTTTTAATTACGTGGCGAATGGATTTCGCCGGATGTATCCGGTTTTTTTATGACCATTTGCGAAGATATTTTTGGTTGTACCCCGTGCAATTACTGTAATGGTATTTGCGAGCCACGTGATTATGACTTTAGACAGCGGGTAGTACAGCCATTTTTTATTAAAGTCTAAATTTTTAATCACATGAACGAGTTAATCAAGGACACTACGAGCGTTCAATCGCACGAAACGTGCAAATTCTTTTCTTTTGAAGGTACGACAGACGTACAAGTAGTAATTATCAATGGTAATCCGTATTTTGTTGCCGTCGATGTTTGTAATGCTCTTAATCTGCAAAACACATCTGACAGAATAAAAGACGTTCTGGATAATGATGAATACCTACCCTATCTAATAGATAGGTCAGGTCAAAAACGTACTGTAAATATTGTTTGCGAAAGTGGTCTTTATGCTCTCATTTTCCAAAGTCGTAAACCCATTGCCAAGAAATTCCGCAAATGGGTAACATCCGAAGTCCTCCCCGCCATCCGCAAAACCGGAATGTATGCCACGCCGCAAGCCGCAGAAAAACTCACCGGTCATTACATTCAAGTTACCGGAGCGGACGACAACCTGTTTCTTATTTACATGTTCAAAGCATTTCGCGAGTTTATCGAAGAAGAAATCAGAGGACATATTTACAACGACAAACGCTTCGATAAAAAGTACGAAGCGGCATGTTTGCTTTTCCCCGAAGATTGGAAAAGGATACGGAATAAAAATGTAAAGATTTGCTAAGCGTGAAAAAGTAATTTTATTTCATTTCAAAGACGTCGAAATCATTTTTTATTTTATTCTTTTGCGGTCGAATTTATAAATTTTAAAACACAAAAAAATTATGGAAGCGAGAAAAGGAAGCGGAAGACCGACTAAACGGTCAGGCGGCGGCAAAAGAGGATGCTGAATGATTGAGAATGCCCGAAAGTTATCAGAATTTTCGGGCATTTTTATTATCAAACCTTCCGTGACATTCTTTGTATTTTTTTCCACTTCCACAGTAACATGAATCTTCGGAATCCATAACAGGCTCATTTATGTCCAAAATATCTTTTGGATTATCTTTTTCTTTTACATCAAAAAGTATATTGAAAAAATCTTTTTTAGTAAGTCCTAACGTCCTTAAAGCATTCCTTATAATAAACTCAGGTACAGGACTTTCATGTGTTTGAACTATAATTGGTCTGGTAAGGTCTTTTCGCGTCCATTTCTCATGCCCTCCTTCAATTCCCGAAAATTTACATTCTACTTTTGAAAGGAAATCACGATAATCCTGTAAGGGTATATTGCAAAGTTTATATGTACTCATGCAAATTGCGGAATACCGACTTCCTGTTTGTATTTTATATAGTCTTTATTTTCCAAAATTTCACGGAAAGATTCGTTATTTTTCAACATGGTTTCAAATGAAGGGGCTTTTATTTTCTTTTGATTTAAACTTTTTATTTGCCAACCATGTTTTATTAAATCTTCTTTCATGGTATTTTTATTCAGCATATACTTTATTGTAATTGCAAATATATCTGCAAAGCTATTTTTTGCCTGCTCTTCAGAATCGCCATAAGCAGACAAGTCTAAAGCCGGACAATATACAATATAAGATTTATCCTCTTTAAATAAATACATACCAAGACTTACGTTTAACGATTTGTCTTTATAATCTAATCTTCCGGAGAAATTTAATTGCGACATATCTTTACCAATCAACGACTGCAAAAATACAATAAAAAAACATCTGTTGTTATATTTGCAGTCGTAAATTAATTAATTTATACCAAATCTAAATAAATAAGGCATTATTTTTCTACATTCTACATTTTTTCATTTCAACAACGCATAAACAGGAATTGTTTTTGTTTTTTCGCAGCGTAAAATAGTGACGAGTGACAGGTGACAAGTAACGAGTGACCGAATTAAAAACAGGATATAATGGCGATAAGAAAATCAAATCCGAAAATAGCATCTAAATATTTTCCGAAGCGGGAAAAGATAGATACTGTTCGCAATAATAACGGTTTATATAAAAAGAACGATGCCGTTCTGAGGGACGCTTATACTGCATGGACGGGGTTGGACGAGTTCAGAAGGAAGGCGCTGAGGAACAAGATGTACACCTTCGAGGATCAGTGGGGAGATAAAATTAAGGTAGGATGCGAAGTGATAACCGAAAGGCAGAGTATTATCAGACAAGGCAATGTTCCGCTGCAAAACAACCGGATACGCGGAATTGTCCGTTCGGTTTCGGGCGTTTTCCAATCGCAGCAAACCGAACCGGTGTGCGTTTCGCGCGACCGCGATGAACAGGGAAAAGGAGAATTGATGTCCACAACTTTGCAGTATGTTTATCAGTTAAATAAACTGTGGGGAATTGACAGCGTGAATTTTAACTATTTTCTTATCACCGGACTTGCGGCTTTCAAATCAACTTACGGGTGGCTGAATAATAAAATGGATGTATGGACGCACTTGATAAATCACAATCATCTGTTTTTTGACAATCATATCAACGACCCGCGTCATTGGGACTGTCATCTGATAGGCGAAATACACGACGTTGGACTTTACGATGTGATGGATCAGTTTTCGGAAGGCAATCCGCAAAAAGCCGAAGAGATAAGACGAATTTACAGTTATTGCTACAAGGAGAGCGCAGTGGAATATATGAACAATCTCACTTATGATAAAAAGCGGGATTTGGATTTTCTTATTCCGAGCGATACAACGCGCTGCCGTGTGATAGAAGTTTGGAAAAAGGAAAGCAAGGAACGGATTTTGGTTCATGATTCGCTTACCGGCGATTTTTACAAAGCGGAAATCGAAGAAAAGCAATTACTTGATATTGAAAATCAGAAACGTTATTTAGAACAGCTGTCCGCAGGAGTGGCTCCCGAAGATATGAAGCTGATTCAATACAAATGGTTCATTGATAATTACTGGTATTATTATTTTCTGTCGCCGATGGGCGATGTGCTTCAGGAGGGGGAAACGCCGTTCTGGCACGAATCGCATCCCTATTCGTTCAAAATATATCCTTTCTACGACAATCAGGTGTATCCGTTTGTTTCGGATTTTATAGACCAACAGCGATATATCAACCGGCTTATCATGTTGCAGGATTTTGTTACGCGCTCCTCGGCAAAGGGCGTTTTGGCAATTGACGAACAGTCTATTCCCGATGGATATTCGATAAAGGACATTGCGGACGAATGGGCTGTGTTTAACGGCGTTATTTTATATACGACAAAAAACAATCCGAGTGCGCAACTTCCGAAACAGATAGTATCCAATTCCAATCAACTTGGGGTAACCGATATGCTGTCTATACAGCTGAAACTGCTGGAGGATATTTCCGGCGTTCAGGGAGCGTTACAGGGGAAAGCGCCGAATGCCGGCACTCCGGCGTCGCTGTATATGCAACAGGTTCAAAATTCGACTACCACGCTTACGGAATTGTTTGAGGCTTACCGTGAACTGCGCGAGGAAAGGGATTATAAAAATATGAAACTGATTCAACAGTTTTATACCGAGCCGAGATACATTAATATTACCGGAAAAAATTCAAATCCGAGTTCACTCTTTTATGATCCAAATAAGGTACGCAATGCAGAGTTTGACCTGTCAATTACGGAAAGTACGGCAACTCCGGCATACCGGTTAGTCATGAACGACTTTTTGATGCAACTGTTTAATGTCGGTCAAATCACGCTGAGCGAACTGCTGGAGAATGGGGCTTTCCCATTTGCGGATAAATTGCTTGCTTCGGTTAAATTGAGACAGCAGGATGAACAGCAGGCTATGCAAGCAGGGCAGCAGGGGCAGCCGAATCAGGGAATTGTTCCCAATAATATCAGCCAACAAATTCCGCAAAGTAGCAATCCGCTTGTGCAAAGAGTAATAAACAATCAAAATACAGCGCAATGAATCCATTAATGTTTGTATATTCTCACGATAATATTTTTGCATCGGTCAAACAGGAAGCGTCCCTGTTGGCAGTCAGGCGATTTGATAAAGACGGCGACAGTCTTTTTGAACAGCTTGTTTTTGACGAAGCGTATCTGATACTGTTTAGGCAACTGTTTTTTGAAGCGCAAGCGGAAGTAACGATTGCTTTTTCGGGATATATGAAGGATGTTCCGACTGAAGGCGATTATTTCGAGACGCAGAATTTTTTTGAAGACAGGGATTATGTTTTTTATCTTGCAATGCCCAGTGATTGGAATTACCATCTTTTTAAGCCGGTAGATATAAAAGTGAAAGAATTTTTGACGGCTTATATCATGTATCGCTGGTTGGAAACAAAATTACCGCAGGAATCGCTTGTTTATTATCAGCGGGCGAGGGCTGTTTTGGATGAAGCAAAAGTTTTGCTGGATAAAAGGACGAAACCTATGCGTCATTCACAGGGGTATTGGGAGTTATAGGTATTCCTGAAATTAAACTGTCTAATTCTTTTTCATATATAATATTAAAATCAGAAAGAACTTTATCGCATTTTAAAACAGAACTGACATCTTCTACAGCGTCAGTGTTTTTATAGATAAGTATTTGATAACGTAAATATTTTACATCACCATATATATCAATTAAAATTCTATCAATTTCAATTATTTTTTCTCCTTCATCAATTAGAAAAGTTTGCCCCAAATCATATTTTGTTTGAATAGTCATTTGTATTATAATATTTTACATTAACATCCCACTGATCTGCCATTAAATAAAACACATATCCCAAAATCAAAGAAAAGATATGCAGCCAAAAATTGCTGTTATGTTTGAAAAAACTTACAGTTAAACAAAGGATTATTGAGAATATAAAGACGTACAGTTTGTTTCTGTCTTTTACAATCAGTTTTTTACACGTTATCATAGCGAAATATATTCCAATCATTGCGTAGATTGCACCGGAAATGCCTACGGTGGGAAGTTGATACATTGACAAGAACGATGCAATGACAGAAATCGAAATAATTGATGTTGCTAAGATGTATTTGTTGATACTTTTTTCCAATGCGCGAAACATTCCGATGAATGTAAGGGAGTTAATTGTCAAGTGAATGATATTTGCGTGCTGGAACATGTATGTAAAATGCGTCCACAGCGGGGATGTATCGGTATAGCCGATTGATTTGTCAAAGGTTATAAAGACTGTAAGGAATATAAGGATAAAGAGGTATTTCATTTTGGATTTGATTTTAACAGTTTGTAATACAGGTTTGTTGCGTGCCGTTCGGAGATATAGAATTGCGGGGCTTTCTGTTCGGATATGATACGTGCGCAATCGGTTGTGTTTAACTGAGGATTTTGACGTTTAATTTGTATGTATCTCCTCCATAATTCAAGATAAAGTTTTTTCTTTGTTTTATTTCTTACTAACGCTAAACAACCACATCTGACCTCGTTTATTATTCGCGCATAAATTTCAGTGGTGAGATAAAAAGATTGAGCTTCTTTAGCGATTGCCATTCGTGCAATCGTATCTACTGAAACATAATCGGGGTGATTGTCTTTACGAATGGATTCGCAGATTTCAAAAAAATTTCTATCCCGCTCTTTTTGATAATATAACCTCATAAATAAAATTTTCACAAAATTAAGCGATATTAAAGCAATTATAAGCATATTAGGGATAGAATTTATGAACATTGGAAAATTATTTATCTACATCGCAAGTATTTTTCATTTCAAAGCTATTTGAATACCTTTTTATTATATTATTTTGTTGCTTCATTTATAAATAAATTAAAAATGGCAGCAGAAGTAAATAATGAAGAAAAAACGCCTACCGAAAGAGATGCTTTAGTAAGCGCATACATGGAATCCAACCCTGAAAGTTCAGAGCCGGATGATGCCTCTTTGTATGGTTTTGCCAACGAAAGACATGCCAATATGCAAAAAAAATACGACGATTTAAACGGCGCCAATGTCCGGCTTGCCAAACTTGTTTCTAAAGATCCGAAATTAGGAGCCGTCCTGTCTATGATATCGAGCGACAAACCTAAATCTTTCCCTTATGCCATAGCGTCGGTTTACGGAAAAGAACCGTTCGACCTCGAAGGCGATGATTTGGAAGAGTTTGAAAAGGGCTATCAGGAAAATATTTTGCGGTTGGCTGACAGCAAAAAGGAACAGGAACAGGCGATGAAGAATATCGAGGGTTACAATAACCGGCTCGCCGAATTTGGAAAGAAAAATTCGCTGACGCCCGAACAGACCCAAGAGATAAATGCCGGAATCATGCAACTTGCAGAAAATATTTTGATGGGAAATATTCCCGAAGAAATCATTGATATGGTTTATAAGGCTTCGAATTACGAGAAGGACGTTAAGGATGCCGCCGATACGGGATTCGTTGAAGGAAAAAACGCGGCTGTCGAAGCAAAGATGAAAGCAAAAACGCAAGCCGGAGCTATTCCTGATTTTGGAAATGCAACCGGAACGCAACCTCAAAAAAAGGGCGTATTTCAACCTCGACCGGGGAGCGTTTATGATAATCTGAAGGAGATAAAAAGCTAAAAAGCTAAAAGACTAAAAGATATTAGATGTTAGATGTTAGATATTAGATATTAGATATTAGACAAAAATTAATTTATAATAAAAATGAAGCAGTTTTTAAAGAATTTGAATTATGGCGGGTTGCTGATATTGGCAATTACGCTTTTATGCTCGGCGTTCGGAATAATGGACGCAGGGGCAATGACGGCAGATGTAGCGGCATCGGTTCCGATTGAAGCAAGCAATGGCGCCCAACAGGGAGTTGCCGCTCACGGCGACGCTTATAATTTACGCGAAGGTATGTCGGTTGAATTTACCGAAGAAAATGTTGAAACGCTATTGTTGAGGGAGATTGACCAGGAAATTGTAAAGATTAACCGATTCAGGTATCCGCTTGATACAATTGCGCGAAGTATCGGGAAGGCGCGAACGAAACAAAGCAGTTCGCAAGTAGTTTCCTATTACAGTGTAGCAACGCTTCCGTCAGACAGTATAATTACGGTAGAATATGACGACGAAGGAACTCAAACGCCGCTTACTTTCGGACAGAACGGATGCGATAACGCTTTGATAGCTATCAACCAAACGCTTATTGTTAAAGGTGTGACCGGTTATAAGATTGATGGGAAAAAAGGCACAACCACGCCGGATTCGCGACCTTTAATGCTGTATGTCGTAAACAGACATGCGGACGGTCGTCCTATCGTAGTGGCGGTTAATGGAAAAGGAACAAGTTTTGCAATTCCCGATATTCCGGCAAATTCCGTAATAACGATTATGGGACGCGCCGCATCGGAATTTCAAATCCGTACCGATGTGTATAACATACTCCCGACGCCAACCGATCAGTATTTGCAGAAATTCATTGCCGAAGTTGAGGAATCCAATTTCTTCTCGATGAGAGATAAAGAGGTAAGCTGGACTATTACGGATGTTGTGCAGCAGGCATTAGACCAAATGCGTAAAGAAACCAACAATTCGTATTGGAGAGGAGTAATGGCTATACGCAACGTTCAAAACAGATACAACCGCAAGCCGGAAGATACATATTTCACGGAAGGAATATGGACTATGGCGGCAAAAGATTTAGATGCCGCGGGAGCGCCTTTAACGGCATCCATGCTGATTGATTACATGAATGCCGGATTTACCGACAATGCCGCGTCTGACACTAAATTGCTGTTGTGTTCGCCGGATTATATGGCTGAATTGTGTAAGGTTCCATTGAATCATCAGTTATGGTACGGACCTAAGAAAGAATTTTTCGGATTAACGGTAACTCCTATTGAATCGCCTTTCGGAACGCTTGTTCCCATATTGGACAAATCAATGATTGAAGCCGGTCTGCAAGGTTGCGCGTTTATGCTGGATGCCGATTATATGACCAAGTGGACAATGGGATGGCGTTCGCAGCCGCTTGATAATGTAAAGAATGGAGAAGCCGACAGCACCGGTCGCATATTGGTTGAACCGAGCGGACTTACGCTTTCTTTTCCCGACGCTCATGCAAGATTATACTTGAATCGTGCGCAATTTGAAGGATAAGCCATGAATAAAGTATATTTCTCAAAGGATAAGGCAAAGATTTTGTTTGCCGTAAAAGTGAAAAACGAGCTGAAAAATGTTTCATTTTCAAACTTCGGAGAGACTTATTCTACGTCTGACGCAGATGAGCAAAAGGCGATTGAAGAAACATTTTACTTCAAGAAGGGTTTGATTTACTGTCCTGAAAATACGAAAACAAACAGGGATGAATCTTTGGTTGCTAACGACAGCGAGCCGGTTGAATATCCTGAAGTAACCGTATTGAACGATGCAGTTGCGATTCTTAAAAGCGAACCGTATAAAGTTCACGGTTCAAAGTTGAAAAGCAAAGAAGCAATTTTGTCGGTTGCAAAAGAATTGGGCGTTTTGTTCCCGAATCTTCCCGAATAGTAAACTAAAGATTGCGAGTAAAATGCCAACAGGGGCTGTCGGTTATGCCAACAGCCCTTTTTAAAAGAAAACAGTCATGACAAAAGAGAGTTATATCAAGCGAGTATTGCTGATAATGAACGAAGCTCAGTTAATGGACGCTACCGGAACATTTTTAATTGGAGCAGATACGGCTCAGGTTGATAAATACATCGAAGGCAGTTATGTTGATGCGTGGCGCAGATGTGCAGCAGTTATGCCAAGAGCATGGTTTGAAAATACCGATTTTTCCAATATGCCGATTTTCCCTGATTTGCCTTCAGGAAAAGGTTATGTGGTGCTGCCTGAAGATTTCTATCTATTGACAGGATTTAAGATGCATGGATGGTTGAAAGCTGCGTATGAAGCTTATATTGACAACGACAGAACGTCTTCTATTCAGTCCAATGAATATACGCGGGGCAGTGAGATCCGTCCGATTTGCACCATATCCAACAAACTGATTAGTGGAACAGTCAAGCAGGTGTTGAATTATTATTCTCTCAAAAGAGGATTAGACGCTCATGTGATAGAAGAAGCAATATATGTTCCTGTGTGCAAACCGCTGATAGAATGTGAATTGGATGAAGAACTGAAAGTAAATCACCAAGTTATCGAGATATTGGCATATTTATCTGCAAGCAGCGTATTTACGCTATTTGAAAAATACGATATAGCTAAAGCTTTAGACCAAAAAGCGATTGAGATGTTTCCGGGATTAAAGTCAATCAGAGGGATAAACACGACAATTAAGCAGTAGTAATTATTATGAATTGTACCGAAAATAATATACCGTCGTGGCTTTGGAACTTGATTAAAAAGTTTCCCGCATTGCGATATTTAAAAGCTCCTGTTTTTACGGTTCAGCAACTGTATGAGCGTTACCTTGACGGATTGGAAGCCGGCGCATTTGCCTTTGTCATCAAAAAATTCTGTTTTTACGGTTGGGATTTTAAGACAAAAGAGTGGAAGAAAATCGGAGTGACGAAAGAAGATATTACATGGGAAAATATTTTGAACAAGCCGGATATATTGACCACAGATGATATTCCACCCGAATACGAACTTCCTGTCGCTTCCGAATCAACACTCGGAGGAGTAATAATTGGTGAAAATCTCAGTATAGACGATAACGGCGTTTTGAGCGCTTCAAAACAAGAGGTTAGTTTGCAGGAGGCTTATAATGGAGGAACTGATATTTCCGGCGATACACCGATATTTCTCATGCCAACCGAAGGAAGTTTACGAACTGTCATTGACCCCAAAGGAGCTATCGGGGTGCAGAATAACTCGGTTAATAAAACTGTAAATATAACGGTAAATACAACAGGCAACGAAAGCCGACCAAGAATTGAGTTTTCCAGTCCTGCAGGGGAGGTTGTTATGGCAGGCGATAATGGAAATTTATCGTTGGAAGGAAGCAAATCCGCAAATCTTTCTGCACCTGAACTAAATCCGCCTACTGCAAACGGATTGCCGATAACAGTATCTTCAAACCCCGGACAAAGATACAAATTATGGACAGGGAGCGAGGTGAATTATGAAAACATTTCCCAAAAAGATGCAAATACAATTTATTTTATAATATAGCATGGTTACGGTTGGAGATAATTTTTTACTTGACGCCAAGTTAGGCAATACTCAAATAATTGCAATATATTCGGGCGATAATTTGGTTTGGCCTGATTTAGTATTGTCAGTAAATCCAACGTCTTTATTATTCTCCGAAAATGGGGAAACTATTCATATTAATGTTACTATATCAAACCAACCAAATACTCCATATACAATAAATGGATTACCTTCGTGGCTTCATGTAAGTAATAAAACCCAAACAGGCTTTGATTTAACTTGCGATGAAAATCCTACAGAAGACGAAAGATCTTTAGATTTAACAGTGCAATTAACCGGATATGCTTCAAATGCTATACTTTCTGTAACTCAATCCGGTAATTGGTTGTCACAATTTATATTCGATGTATTTACAACTACCAATAATGAGAGACCGGATAGAATAGTTAATCTTGGCGCAGTATTAGAGGGCGAAGGTCAATTTGATTGGGGGGATGGTAGTCCTGTTGAAATATTATCAATTCCGCAAACAGGATTTAGAACTCTTTGGGATTTACATGCCCAACAAAATCAAAATGTGGAATATGGTACGGATTTTTCTCATGCTTTTTTAACCGCAGGAAATCATACCGTTACTATTAAAACTCGACAAGGAGTAAACTATTTTAAGTTTAGTATGGTAGATATTATTCAGGATAATACACACGGTGATTCTATATACGATTATGGCGCGGAGTATATCTATAATCCATATATCCGAGCTATACGTAAAATTAAATCGGATTCCCTCGCATCATTAAGTAAATTATTTGCCGGATGTTCTCGTGCAAGTTTTGCACTGGAATTTATACAAACAGGTTTAGAAACCCCCAATGCTACTGATGTTAATTTCTTATTTGAGAATTTTGGCGTTAGCGGATATGATGGAAGCGGTAATTACGGACTAAATGATAATATGAGATTTCCTGATACAATATACCAAAACTTTACTAAAAAGAATCAAATTACATCAGGGAATAGAGTTTATTATCAAAGCGTATTTGAGAAAATAAGTCAAAACATGTTATCGTTTTCGGCTGATGATACTCTTGTTTCAGTATTTGAAATATTCAAACAAATGAGAAATGTTGGCGCAAATTGGTATCAAAAATATTATTGGGACAGTACCAATAATGTATCATCATTAAATACGTGGGAGGATTTTATAAATTCGGAGGGATTTGTTGATACAACTGTTTTTCAAAAACAAAGAAACATACAGGATTTTACCGGTGCATTCAGTGGCATTAATGACCTTTATACAAGTAACGATGGTGTAGTACCTTTTGGCGGTGGTTCAGGACGTTTATATGGTGGTCGTTGGTTACTTAAACAGGATTTATTCAAAGGTAATAATGCAAATAATATAGTATTAGATTATACATTTGCATTAACCACAAGAGCAATGATTCAAAATAATTTCTTCGGTTCTATGAGTAGTAGTGGAGTTCCATTTAATAAACGCATTAAGTCAATGAACGGTTGTTTTTGGAATTTTAGTACTCAATCATCAGGAAGAATCTCTTATAATGCTTTGCAGTCTGATTTTTGGGGTAACGATTTAAGTGAAAGTTCAAACAGTCTTTTTCCAGATATTAATGGGTATCCGGTAATGGAGAGTATGATTGGCGCTTTTGGGGCTGATGCAGGTTTAAGAATATTAGGGGCATTTACAGGTTTTCAAACGCTTCTCGACACAAACGGGAGTGGTTTCCCTGAATTTTGGAGGCTACCATTTACCGCAGCAAACCCAAATGCTATAAATCAAGACGGCAGTAGTAATTTTATATTGAAAGGAAGTTTAGGTAATATTACTCCTCATAACATAAGTATTGTTTCATTTTTATCGAAGTTTCCAAATGTAACAGAGCACAGTGCATTAAATACAGGAAGTCCTGATATTGTAATACAAGACGGGGCGGCATATAATTTTGCAGATTTTACTCCTACTGATTGGAGTGATAGTACTCCAAGACCGGATAATGGTTTAATGTTAGCTGAAAAAAAAGCAAGCGATTATGATACTTACAATGTAAGACCAATAGTAAAACAGCAAGGTAGTTTTCAAAATTTATAAATTAGTATATTATGCTTAAAATAGACAGAATAGACGATGAAAATATTCGAATACAGCAAGATTCATTCAATGTTGTAGTAGCTCCTGTATTTTTCGCAGCAGCGGGAGCTGGTGGAATAGTGACCATTTCCCCGAAATCAGCCGGCGCATACCGGAGTTTTTCGGATACTCTTAAAAACGTTGAAATAAACGGAGTGAATGGAAGCGAATACGCGCCGGAAGAAGCCGCTCATGAGCTTAATTCTTTTGTTGGAAATTTTCGTAAGGGTGGCACGTCATCCTCAAACAACGGAAATTGGATAAGACCTAAAGACAGACCTGAAATACCTAAATTTGTAAATGGCGAACAGTCTGTATATTTTCTTATGGGTTTAATCGAATTTGGTATTAATGAACATTCTATTAATAGTTATTTAGTAAGTACTAACGGTGATTTTTCAGGCGGTACTTTTACAATAGATTGGGGTGACGGTACGAATGATACTCTACCGTCTAATACAAGTATTCCACCACATAAATACGATTATTACGGATTAGATTTACCTGTAAGCAGCGAGGGTTATAAATGGGTATGGATTAAAATAACTCCGAATAATGGCGATTTAACTTTAATATCTATGTTTGCGCCAACGTCTGTTAAAACGTTGAATCATATACCGCAGATTTTTGAAATGTATTTACAGGCATCCGAACTCACCGTATTAGATTTTGCTTATGGGGGAATGAAATACGAAAATTTAGACGTATTTTGGTATGAAGGTACTAACAAGATTACAAATATGAATTATTTTCTTTCTTCTTGTGTTAATTTGAAAAGACTCAAATTATATACAGGTAACAGTACTTCTTTTAACCAATTTTTATCATCGTGTTTCTCATTAAATCAAGACCTTGAATTTGATACTTCAAAAGGTACGGATTTTTACTATTTTATGAGTTCTTGTAAATCGTTCGATTCAGAATTAAAAATAGATACCTCAAACGGTACGGATTTTAGGGGCTTTTTGTACGACGGTAGTGCGTTTAATAAACAACTTACCATTGATACTTCAAAGGGATTATATTTTGATATGTTTATGATTGGTTGTAATTGTTACAACCGATCATTAACAATAGATTTATTATCTACAACTGTACCTTTGGGACAATATTTGATGTTCTCTCAAAATATATCATTAACTAAACCGAGAGTGCTTAATATGTCGAGTGTACATAATATCTTGTCGGTAGCTAATTCATCCGTTAATATTGATTCATTGATGTTATTGTATGAGGATTTACCAGACAGGACAGGCTTGGCTGCCGGAAATTTTGATATACATAATACGCCGGCAAATTCTGTTATAACTTCCGATCAAATTGCTTTATTCACTTCTAAAAATTGGACATTACAATTAATATAAAAAGATTATGACAAAATACTGCTGGTGCGTTAAACATTTAAAATTTATTAATTAGTATGATATTCCTTTGATTTTCATGAATTTAGAAACTGAAAAATTATTAATTCAAAATGAAATCGTAAAATCAAAAAATGCTTATAAATTACTATATATAAATATATTACGAATTAAAAATAAAAATTAACGCAACAGCAGTGATGACAAAACAAGATTTAACAACAGTTATGTTGAGTGCAGACGAAGGTTCTGTACTTATAAAAGTATTAGAGAATGAAAATGGTACTTACGTAAAAGATAATAAAAGATATAATCTTTTAGTAAGTACTAAAGTAGCAGCATCGTTATCGGATGTATCTAATTGGATTGAATCTGAAAGTTTAGAATCTTTTTTAAGTAGTAATGGATTTATTAAAAAATGATAATTATGTGTGCTGAATTAAAAGATGTAACTAAAGGGCAAATTATTGGATGGATTATTCCTGTTGTAATAGCTTTTTTAAGTGTTCTTGGGGCTTGGTATGTGAATCATGAAACAAGGTTACGTCAAACCGAGAATGAATTAAAAGTTATTACGCTTAAAAACGAGCAGGCGCAAAGAGAAATTGATATTATGTCTATGGATATTAAGGACATAAAGACATTAGTTATCAGTATTGATAAAAAAGTAGATATAGACGAAATAAAATGGAGTCGCAACAAAAGATGAAACGAAATTTATTTGTCGAAATGATAACCGATCCTGCAACCAGTTCGGTAAGCCACAGGCGCGTTATTGCAATCGCCTCGTTCTTTATGCTTATCGCTTTGGTTGTATTGGAAAACTTTATCGTTTTGCAGGTAATAGACAAAGAAATAGACAAAGATTTAATCTATACGTTTGCCGGACTTTGCGGAGGACAAAGCATACTATCCATATTTGGAAACAAATCAATAAAGAGAGAACAAAACGAAAATAATATTGAAAATTATGACACAGTTGAGTAAAAATTTCACATTGGAAGAATTGGTCGCTTCAACAACGGCAGCTAATTTGAAAATTAAGAACACGCCAAACGATACGGCTGTCGGTAACTTAAAGGCTTTGGCGGTTAATACGCTGCAACCGATACGCGATTTGTGGGGCAGCGCAATTTTTGTAAGTTCCGGCTATCGGTGTGCACAATTAAACGGCTTGATTGGAGGGGCAACTAATTCTCAACACTTAACAGGGCATGCAGCCGATATTTCCGCAGGCAACTCTGATAATAATAAAAAGTTGTTTGACATGATAGTGAAAAGCGATATACCTTACGACCAATTGATAGATGAATATCGTTATCAATGGATTCATGTATCCTTTAATTCGGGTAAAAATCGTAAACAAATTCTACATATAGCATGAAACAGGACAAAAAAGAGGCGATTTTATACCTGTTGGTTTGGAGTTTGTGTATTATCGGATTCTTCTCTTTTCTGTTTGCCACAGCCGGTTGCGCCTCAAAAAAAGTACAGACCCAAACAACGGAAACACTGAAAGCAAATGAAGTTGTCAATACAAATATTAAGACAGAATCGGCTAAAAGCGTGGATACTACTCACACTTTTAGTTTGGAAACTAACACTGTCAAAGTGGAATTTTTCAATCCGAATGAAATTCAGAACTACGACAGTCTTCTGCAAATGATGCGCGATATTGGCAGCCAATATGCCGATGCAGGAATCCCGAAAAGCATCACAAAGGACCTGACAAAATCAGAGCAAACAAAACAAGGTATTACCAACGAAACAAACAGCGCTCAGATTGACAGCAGCCGCGTGAGCAATATAGAAGCTCAAAAAGTGGAAACGGTTAAAACGGAAACTATCTCGTTTTGGGACAGATATAAGTGGTATTTTATCGGGTGCGGGATAGTGGCGGCGGTGGTGATTGCTGCATTAAAAATTAGGAAATGATAAACATTGATTCCATAATCAATGAAAATTCTCGAAGGAAAAAGAAGCTGAATACGCAATACGACCAAATGACAGGATTGGGTTGCTACGGAGAAAGGGTGTGTCTGAAGGTTGATGATGCGCCTTTTCCTTTGTTGTATTTGCCAAAGGAAATGATGAATGAGGAGGTTTGCGTCCGGCTGAAACGATGCAAGACGATAAAGCGACTGTTTGAAATAAAGAAGGAGGAATATACAGAAGATAAAGCGTTTTTGTTTTGGGTTTCGTTCTGTGAGTTAAGAGCCAAATATGATTTTGAATTTTACTGCATAACCTTTATCGTTATTCGCGACAAAATCACGGCGGCGGATGTTCCTTTCCGGCTGAACCGTCCGCAGCGTGAAAAATTGCTTCCGGCATTGGAAAAACAGCGGACAAGCGGATTGCCTGTTCGCCTGAATTATCTTAAATCGCGGCAGGTAGGAGGTTCCACTCTGATACAAATCTACATGAATTGGGTGCAGGTTTACCACAGGAAGAATTGGAACAGCGTTGTTTGCGCCCATATAAAGGATGCGGCAATCCGTATCCGAGCAATGTATGAGCGGGCGATTGAAAATATGCTTCCGGTTAATGGGGTGAAATATACAATCAGGAATTACAAAACCACGCAAAATATAAAGTATGTGCCGGAACGCGGATGTCTGATTACGGTAGGCACTGCCATAGAGCCGGATTCTGTCCGTTCGGACGACGTGAAAATGGCTCACTTGTCGGAAATGGCTTACTATCCCGATACCGAAAATAATAATCCCGAATTGACGGAGGCAACCATCACAAGTACCATACCTGAAGAGCCTTATACTTTGATATGCAGAGAAACAACCGCTAATGGCATCGGCGATTATTTTTATGAGCAGTGGGAAAAGGCAAAAGCGGGGAAAACCGTTTTTGAAAATATTTTTATTCCGTGGTATTACTTAGAGAGTTACAGCAAAGAATTTGGCGGATGTTATTTTCTGCATAACGGCAAACGCAGGAAGGGCAATATGAACGATTTTGCGAAGTCGCTGAATGAGTATGAAATCAATACATTCAATAATCATCAGGATTGTACGCTTGAAAATCTGAATTGGCGACGGTTGAAAGCCGGAACAATGCCGAATGAACGATTCATGAAACAGGAGTTTCCACTGGACGACATAGAGGCATTTCAGGACAGCGGTATGCCCGCTTTCCGCAGCGAAGATATTGAGGCTTTCAGGAAATACTGCCTGCCGCCGGTATCGGTTGGCGTGTTGGCTTCAAATTGTTCGCCTGCTATGGCGAAAACAGAATCTGCGCGAAGAAAAGATATTTTATCCAATATCCATTTCATTGAGGACAGGGAGGCGCTTGAGGATATTACTTCCGGCGATGCAAAACTGATTGAGCTGAAAGAACGCGAGAAACTGAAAGTATGGGAATTTCCCGATACAGAGACGAGAGTATCGAACAGATACGTTGTTGTATTCGACCCGCAGAAAGGCATATCCGAATCGGCTGACTGGGGGGTAATGACTGTTTTTGACCGTTTCCCGATGGTCTATGGCGGCGTGCCGGAAATTGTTGCCGAATGGCGCGGACGTATTGACAAGGATATAGCGATATGGGTAGCGACGCAAACGGCAAAGTTTTATAATAATGCTCTGCTCGTGGTGGAAAGCAATACTTACGATTCGGATATAAAGGAAGATGATTCGGAGTTTATTTTTGATACAGTCGCTCAGTATTATTACAATCTGTACAGTAGAACGCCGGCAGACAAGATTAAAGAGGGGCTTCCGGTTAAATACGGATTCAATACGAACCGAAGTACGAAACCGATGATTATCGGCAATTATGTGGCTATTCTCCGCGAAACCGGATATATCGAGCGCAGCGGAGAGGCTTTGAATGAGGCGCGAGTGTATGAACAGAAGAAAAACGGCTCTTTTGGAGCTAAACAGGGAAAGCACGACGATATTCTGATGACGCGGATGATTGGCTGCTATATTTGCTATGAGTTGCCTGCTCCGGTGATAATTGATAATATTCAAAAATACAAACCGGAGCGCGTGGTTGGGGAGAGTTCGATTTGAAATGGCGACGAGTGACAGGTAACGAGTGACAATTAAAAAATATAATTATTATGATAAAAGAGATTATTCAGGATTTTAGAGAGTTTAGGGTTTGGTTTGGCAATTGGTTTTTTTATAAACGGCAGTCGTGGAAAATGAGCCTTGCTATCAGACTTGCCGATATTAAGCAAAAAGCGTTCAACAAGCAGTTTCATATTATGCTGCTTACCCTTCCGGCAGGGGAAAAGTTGGTTTCTGTGACAAGGGGTGATATTGAGCGGCTGAAACGCAAGAAATGGCTGCCAAAGGACCTGAACTTTTTCAGTTTGAAGCACAGCAATTCGATATTTTATTCTACTCCTGTCAGCAGGAACAATAAATCAACGCCGGAAGAAAGGAGAGAGGCGAAAGAAAAGTATTTGAAATATGCGGGGAAGTATTTGAAATAAAAAAAGCCCCAATTAAATTCTAATATGTCAAAATTATTTCGCTATATTTGCATAAAAAATCAGAATAATGTTATATAACATACTATTTTTTGTTTAAAATTAAAATATTATTTATAGTTTTGCGGTGATTAACAATAATCGAAAAAATACGAAATAATATTAAATCTTTTTCGTTTCTATATAAAGAGTGAGTTTACTATATTAAAATGGAAATAAAAGAATATAAATATACAAGTACAATTTTGGCAAAATATATTGCCGCCTATCTTAACGATAAGCGACTAGATATTAATATGACTAAGATACAAAAACTTACATATATTGCTTATGGTACTTGGCTGGCTGTAAAAAATGAAAGATTGGTTGACGAACATCCACAGGCATGGCCATACGGACCTGTTTTTCCAACAACAAGAAATAGATTGCTGAAAATTGATTTAAATGGGATTTCTCTTTCAGATATAGAATTAAATGAAATAGCAAACGATAAAGAAGTTGTTTTATTAATGAATTCTATTTATAAGACATTCGGTAATTGGTCAGCTTCGCTATTATCGCAGTGGTCTCATAAAGAAGGTTCTCCATGGGAAAAGACTGTTTCTACCGAAAATTTCAAGTGGGGAGATACGATAAAGGATGATAATATAAAATCGTATTTCAAAAAGATAATCATTCAAAAAGATGACGAAAAGAAAAACTGACAATGAAAATTTAGATTTTCCAGATTTTATTGATATTGATTATAACCCCGACAAACAATCATTAGCAAAATCAGATATTCTATCAAGGGCTGAAATTGATGCCGACAGTCTTGGGTTAAAAACTCAAGAAACAATTTTAAGGTATCGACAAGATACTAAAGAACGCAAATTGCTTTCACATTGGGTAGTGTGGGTCGTTTCAATATGGCTACTATTAACAATTACAGTTTTATTGCTTAATCGTCTTTTACGTTTTAACTTAAGCGATGTGGTATGCTGTACGTTGCTTGGAACCACAACAGCGAATATATTAGGCTTGGCATTTATTGTCTTACAAGGTCTTTTTCCTAATAACAAAGAACGAAAGAAAAAATAGGTTGTTGAAATTCTAATGAGATGAAAAAAGTATTATTCATACTATTGTTATTTACTTGTGTTACTTTCCTTTTAAATTCTCAAACGAGAATAAAAATGAGACATGCCATTCACTCGGCGAATCTATTGTTTTCATAATTCTTTTAATTTATTAATAAATTGATTTGAAATTAGTTCAGGAACTAAAACAATTCCCTTTCTTTCCTTAATCATTTTCAACAATTCAGGGGCGAATGACAGTTTGGCGAACGTTAAAAATTCCTCAAGCGTTACTTGCCCTGAATTTAAAAGTCCACGCAAAGCATAAAACTCTTCTTTTTCCGTTAATACTTCTGTTTTCATAATTATCTCATTTTTGTATTATTATATTCCTCTATAATTTCTGTTTCAAGGTATTGTATTTCTGATTTTTCATTGACAGTTCCGGCGAAAGCGAACATGAATTGCCGGTATTTGCTTCTGCCAAACAGTCCCATATCGAAGTCTTTTCTGCCTTTGCGATTAAATTCCAATCCATTGAGGTTAAATTTTAATCCTTTGAGCGCAGGAAAGGTTATTTCGTCAATGGAATAGTAATTAATGAAGACCGATTCGACAGGAGCGACAGGGTCGATCGGCGCGATTAAAATTGCCCGAAAGAACATACGTTCGAGTTTTTTGAAATCGGTTGTTCCGAAAATAAGCGGGCGGGTAATGAGCGATACGCGGGCTTTGTCGTCCCCCGATTGGGCGTAGTTTTTTACTTTCAGCCCTTCGATTACTTTCAGTTCGGGAAATGTGTTTTGCACAACCGAATCTATTTTTTCCGTTGATTGGTAGAATTGCTTGCTGTCGAAATTCATTACCCAGTTAAACGTATTGCCGTTGTTATGAAGAATCACTTCGTTTTCTTTGGGGTCGTAGAGAATTGAGCGGATAGTTTCCAAATATTCCGCAAGCGGCTCTTCGCCGAAATTGTGAAGTATTTCGTCAATTTCCTGATTGGATTCGATTACAAATTCGCTTGGCGGCTGTTGCAGCGAAGCGGTGAGCAATTCGACTGCCTGCCCGCTGATGATGCATACGCCTCTTTTAGATATGAAAATTACACCGAATGGAGTTGAGCAGATAATCGTGCCGGGAATATTATTTTTGATAATCGTTGTCGGCGCTTCGTAAGAAGTGGGAGCGGCTTCCAAAGCATATACCACCTCTCCGCTACCGATTTGCATCGAATAGATTCCTTTGTTTGTAAAGACATACAGCGGAAACTGCCCGAATTGCCCTTCGGAAATGCGGATTGCAATAGACGCCATGTTGAGTATTATACCATTGCTTACGAGATAAGTAGTTTCGTTTGGGAATAAAAAGGGGTCGTTCAGCGCGGAGACTTTGAGTTTGTTTTGTTCCAAATAGCTTGGCATAACAGGAGGAATTTGAATATCAGATTGAGTAGGATTGGAGATATTTGGAACAGGAGGCGATACTTTTGTTAAATCGTTATCTACTACTGAATTAATATAATATGAATTGTTTATTGACATGCTTGGCGTCAGCGTTATTTCGTGCCGAAGAGTAGAAAGCGCAGCAAATGAGTCATAATCATAAAATTGAGCCTTAAAAGATCTTGTGTCGGGATAACTGAAATATGGATTTAACCAAAAATATCCACCCCCTACGTGTTTTTTTGAATAAACGATTTTAGTTTGTCCGTCTATATTCAAATATACTGCAATAAACATTTCATTGAAATGCTGAAATAAATTCAAAGAAAAACCATTGAACCTAAAATCTTTTACGGGATTTTCGTTTTGTCTGATAATATTTCCGTCTATATCAACAAAATAACCAATACCAAAATATGATTCACCTAAAAATCGTTGAGGTAATAAAAAGAAATCAATGCCAAAGCCTGAGAATAAAGTTGTTTTTATCTGCGCCAAATGCAAACGGTTATTGTAAGCGCAGGATACGTTTCCGGTAATTGTATGATGAGAGAATGTATCAACCGGCAAGGTTTCTTTTTGAGTGAGTGTATCTATGTCGTTAAGAACCGATTTTTTAGGGAAGCAGAACATAGCTTTAAGATTAGTATCCGAATCAATATTATTATCATACTGACTTACTGTTCCGATTGGAATAGTATCTATTAAATAAAAGTTTGCATTCGACTTGATATTTTCAATCATTAATGAATTATCATTCATCAGATTAAAAAGAAATAAATTACCTTCAAGAGCAGCTAAATCCCATGCTTCTTGAAAATTACCTACAGATGTGAAATTACTTTCCGAACAATTTCCAAGTCCTTCGGAAATAAAGACGTCAATAGATTTAATTATATCTTTCCAGTCGGTTAAATAGTTTGTATCAAATTCTAAGTAAACTTTACGTGAATTAATTGCAACACCCGAATCCGTAAAGTCAAAACCGCCTAAGTAAACAAAAATACAAAATGCCGTTTCAAATAAATTACCACAGAGAAGTACAGGAGAAGTTTGTTTTATGTAAGAACCGTCGTATAACCGAAAGGCAAATACCATTAAATGGGAATCAATAAGCACCCCTTCGTGTTTGTCGTATATTTTTTTTCTAAGTACATTAAATAATCCTATTGTTTCAGATCTAAAAATATCATTTGTAACCGTACTATATTCATCTCTATAATATCTGGCATTATAATATCCGTAATTAAACCACTTAATAGGTTCAATTTCGGGAATTTCTCCAAGTATCTTATAATCATTATCGCTATGGAGCAGATACAGTATCTTGTTTCCGGTAATCAAAGACAGGGTATTTCCTATTTGCTCAACGCTGATTACAGTGTCGGCATTATATTTTATCAGTGTGTTAAACAACTTATTCGGATTAGTATTAATATTGCAATACACATCGCTTCCACCGGTACTTACATTTTTTATCCCTATCCAATTTTCATAATCGTTGAAACTGTGAACGAAAACAATATCGTAGGTATCCTGCAAATCAAGTTCTTTCATTCTTGGCGTGACAGGATGCAAAGCTCCGTTCTTTTTGCGTAGATTTACCAATGAGTAGCAATCTCCTTCCTCGTAAGTGGAAGTTGTAGTTATTCCGTTTATTTTTGTCTGTACCCTCATAGTCTTTTTTTTTGCGCTAAATTAGTTTGTTTATTATGGTTTATACGTTGTTAAAGTGAAAAAATATCCAAAGCTTTGAGATATGGATTTATCGTTCTGTCTTTTACTTCCATTAAACCCTTAACAGTCCTGATTCCATGTATTATTGTCGTATGCGAACGGTTGAACTCATTACTGATTGCTACCAAAGGTATTTTATTCTCAAACAAATAGTACCAGTAAACCTGTCGCGGGGTTGAGAATTTATGTTTTCTCGATTCCCCCGCTAAATCCCATACAGAAATATTAATTCTGCCTGCATATTCTTCGAGCGTATAAAATTTGTTTGTTTCCATAATTATGAATTTTTTATTTCCATTCAATGGGTCGCCAGTGAGTGACTTTGCTTAGCGTTTCAAATCTTCCATCCTTAAATAAGCATATTCCACCAAGTCCATTTTTAGTCATATACAATACTTCCACGCAATTACAACCTTCTTCGGTTATTTCCGGCAACTCGTCCTCAACACTTATCCAACGTTGTGCATATTCTACTCCGGCTTTGAATGCTGAATAAGCTGCCCTTTCTTCAATATCAGTTGGATAATCTCTTTGAAATTCTCTTGCTGCTTCTTTAATCGTTTTCATATTCATTTTTATCAAAAAACCCTTTTAAATCTAACTTATATCTTACTAAATCCCAATCCACATACGGACGTTCATGTAAACCATATACCAAAGGGATGCCCAAAGCGGAATCGTCAATGTACAAATGTGCAAACGGCTTTGGCGAGTGCGTCCATGATTTTTGTTCGGGATTCTCATTGATACCCCACAGCGGGATTTCCCTTTCTTTAAACCAATTGACGGCATCGGTCAAATACTTGCCTCCGACAGGATGAATGCCCTCACATTCCGATTCGGGAGCGTCAATATCGCTTCGCATTGTGAACAGTATGAGCTGATGACCGTTGGCGATTAATTCTCTCAATACCGGTTCAGCGCCTGTTTCTTTTCCTATATTGGGAAATTCATGCGTTACGCATGTTCCGTCGAAATCAATTGCTATTATCATTTTATTCTTAATTTAGTAAGTCCAATAGCCACATTCAGTACACACAAAACATTTTCCATCAAAATAAAAATGTGAGCTACCACAGTTTGGACAATTACCAATGCTATAAGTCCAATTTATTTTCATAACATTTTTTCGTTTCATAATCATTCTGTTTTATTCATGTTTTATTTTACACCATTTATCAGTTCGGGGTTGTCGTGGATGTTGCCAATGATTTCAAATTTCAATTTACTCGGTTGGATATATCCGCTATCATAAAGTGTTTTATAGGATAGATTTCCAACCATTATACAGCATAGTTCCTGATTCCAAGATAGTTCTTTTATAAACTCCATTCCATCGGTAGTACAAAACCTGATAATGTCGCCAAAATATGCCTCTTTGTTTGGGTTTTCTATGTAATCAACATTAGCAGAATATAAGCCGGTAAACTGTCCGACGGTTTCGGGGAGAACATCATTATGATAGCCAACAGAAGAAACAATTTGGTACTGCTTATTGCATTTTATATCTGACCATTCAACATAGCTACCTTCAATCCACTTTCCGTTATCTATTCGCTTTCCGCGAAATTTAATTTCTCTGTTCATTTTCTTTCTCTATTAAATTCAATAATTTGTCAAGTAAAGCAGATTCAGCAGATTCGTAAGTACAATAATCATCTGTATATTGCCATGTACACGGCGTTCCTTTTTTGATAACATAGCATCCAAAAAAAATGGGCGTGTTTTTTTTGCAACTAACGCAATGCTGAGTTTCTTTCACATCCCTGAACCATTTAAGCGCCAAAGCGACGGTAGGGGCTGTGTAATACTCTAATGGATAAAAATTTCCGGTATTTAATTTTCCA